CCACATAGAAGGCGAAACACAAGCCGCCCACAGTAATTGGGCTGAACACGGCAAGGGCAGGGGCATCAAAGCAAGTGATGAATTTACCGCCGCTTTGTGTCAAAAATGCCACATGGAACTAGACTCAGGAGCCAGGCTGAGTAAAGACCAGCGCCGCTTACTGTGGCAAATGGCATACCAAAAGACCGTCAGCAACTTAAAGTCAAACGGTCAATGGCCAGATCACTTGCCGTGAGCCTTGGAAGCTGGCATCTTTTCGTGCTTTTTGAGTTCTTTTTCAACAGCAACAATGCGCTTCATTTCGTTCTTATGTTCTTTTTCTGGTTCATAGTAACCAGATGGGGTTTTTTTAGACTTCATGTCAGCAGAGATTTTGAAATTGGTAGCCATAAAATTTCCTGTTAAAATAACATTGACATTGTGCCATCAACGGCATAAAGTTACCAAACAACGTTTTTAAGGAAACATCATGGGTAAAATGGACACAGGCAAAGGCGCTCCAAGTTCTACTGGCGCAACTCCACCTAAAGGTGCTGACAAGCCAGACAACAGCGGCAACCGCATGGGTAAAGTCGTTGGCGGCGTTGGCATGGGCAAAGAAGACATGATCGACAACAACAAGCAATTCAATACTGGCAAGACCGAAGGTGTTTGCTACGTTAAAGAAAAAGCCTGTTACCCTTGCTAAAATAGCGAAACCCTAACAGTCGGGAAGGACTGAAAGGGTTTCTGGCCAAATCAAATAAGGAGATTTGAAGATGGTTGAGCGCAATTGTAGAGGTTGCGACCACTTTGTAGATAGTGGTCACAGCGTAGGTACTTGTAGACGTTTTCCGCAGTACCAAAATAGATCGCCCAACGACCGTTGCGGTGAATTTTTTGCCATTGTGCATCCAGAGGTAATGCGGTTGCCTGTTTTAGATATGGCGCAAGTGGAAAAAGCATTTGATGATGCGCATATTGAATACGCAAAGACAAAACGCAAGTACACCAAGAGGGCGGCGACATGATTAAACCTCTAAGAGACAAAATCATTGTCAAACCTGAACAACGGTTTAAGTCTGAATTGTTGGACTTGAGCAAGGTAGAAGGCGCTTTCACCACGGGCCATGTGGTTGCGTTGGGTGATGAAGCATTGCTAAACGGCCTAAAGATGGGTGATAAAGTACATTTTGGAACTGTGGCTGACACGGCAAAAGATGAATATTTGAAGTTTGAGCCGCTAAAGCTAGGTGAAGACCAATGCTTAAAGATGAGTTGGCAAGATATTTGTTTTGTTGAGGAAGCATGAACAAGATCAAGTGGCTGTTTTGGAAGATCGGCAAACTTCTAGAGCGCAAAGACCCAAAGAAACGCCCAAGATTGTATAAACAAGCAACTGTAGTAACTGGAGAAGATAAATGAAAGAAACAATTAACCTGCGTATTCAAGACTTGATGACAAAAGGCCGCGAACTGGAGCAACAACTGCAACAGATCAATGGTGCGCTGCAACAATGCCAATGGACTTTAGCCGAACTGGAGAAACAAGATGCCCCTGAAGAAATCAGCCAGCCCGAAAGCGTTTAAAGAAAATATCAAAGCGGAAGTGAAAGCAGGGAAACCTGTTAAGCAAGCCGTGGCAATTAGTTACGCAGTTAAACGCGAAGCTGAAAAAAAACCAGCTAAGAAAAAATGAAAAAGCACGATAAACCTATTGAGCATAAAACCACGGGTAAGGGCAAGACCTACAACCCAACGGAAAAAGGCGCAGGAATGACCGCCAAAGGTCGTGCTGAATACAATGCAAAGAACAACGCCAACCTCAAGCCACCAGCGCCAAACCCAAAGACCAAGGCAGATGAAGGCCGCAAGGCTAGTTTCTGTGCAAGGATGGAAGGCGTAGTAAAGAACGCCAAAGGCCCAGCGGAACGCGCAAAGGCATCATTAAAGAACTGGAACTGTTAATGAAAACTGGACTTTATGCCAATATCCACAAAAAACAGGAACGTATCGAACGCCAAAAGGCAGAAGGTAAACCTGTTGAAAAGATGAGAACGCCTGGCACTAAGGGTGCGCCCACAGCCAAAGCGTTCAAAGAAGCCGCAAAGACTGCCAAAAAATGACCGATGAAAAGCGCCCTGTTGGTAGACCAAGCCTATATGACCCATCATTCTGTGATGAGGTTGTGGCATTGGGGCGCATTGGTAAATCTGTAGAACAAATTGCCTCAAAACTTAACGTTTCCTTACGTGTCTTATACGATTGGAGAGATAAGCACGAGGAATTTCTGCACGCCTTGGAATTAGCAAAACAACATGAGCTTTCATGGTGGGAAGAACAAGCGCAGGCTTACATGGTTGAGAACAAAGAAAGTGACCGATTGAACGCTTCGCTATGGTCGCGGTCAATGGCTGCAAGGTTTCCAAAGAAATACCGTGAAAGCACAAAGACTGAGATTACAGGGGCAGATGGAGCGCCGTTGCTGTCTGGCATCCAAGTGACCTTTGTAAAGCCTAATGAGTGACGTACAAGGCGCAATAGCAAAAGCCGAATTTCCAATCAAGTTGCAATGCTTGTTTGAGAAAAGTAGGTATAAAGTGCTATTTGGCGGACGCGGCGGTGCGAAATCTTGGGGGGTGTCCCGCGCTTTATTGATTAAAGCTGCCAAAGACCCGTTACGCATACTGTGCGCCCGTGAGTTCCAGACCTCAATTCGTGATTCGGTCCACAAGCTGCTGTGTGACCAGATAGAGGCGCTTGGCTTGCTTGGGTTCTATGAGATAACCCAAAACACGATCAGGGGCAAGAACGGCTCAGAATTTAACTTTGTTGGCCTGAAGAACAACGTAGCCAACGTCAAGTCTTATGAAGGCGTTGACATTTGTTGGGTAGAGGAAGCGCAGACAACCAGCAGATTTAGCTGGAACGTGCTAATTCCTACCATTCGCAAAGAAGGCTCAGAAATCTGGATTACGTTCAACCCAGAGCTAGAAACAGACGAAACTTATCAAAGATTTGTCATTCACAAGCCTGACAACGCAATTGTTGTTAAGGTGAACTGGTCGGATAACCCGTGGTTTCCTGAAACGCTGCGTGAGGAAAAAGACGCGCTCAAGAATCGTGACCCGCAAGCCTACAACGTGGTGTGGGAAGGTTTATGCCGCCAAACAGTTGATGGCGCTGTGTTTGCCAAAGAAATGCAACTGGCTGAGTTGGATGGCCGCATCACAAAGGTCAACTACGACCCTACAAAGCCCGTACACGCTATTTTTGACTTGGGCTGGTCTGACGCTACCGCTATCTGGTTCTTGCAGTTTATTGGCATGGAAACTCGCCTGATTCGCTACACCGAGGGCAATCAGCAGACTATGAGCGACTATTTAGCCAAGATGCAGACCTACGGGTATATCTACGACACGCTCTGGTTGCCGCATGACGCTGAAAATAAGACGCTGGCAGCAAATGGCCGTAGTATTGAAGAAATCGTTAGAAATGCTGGCTACAAAACCCGCATCATTCCAAGAACGCCAATATTGGACAGCATCAACGCAGCCAGGACAATCTTTAGGAATTGCTGGTTTGACCGCGACAACTGCCATGACGGGTTGCAATGTCTTAGGCACTACCGCTACGATGTAGACCCAGAGACTAAGCAGTTCAGCAAAACGCCTGTTCACGACAACTATAGCCACGGCGCTGACGCTTTTCGCTACATTGGATTGATGATTAACGAACCAAAACAGCGCAGACAAACAAAGCCAGCGCAATATTATGGTGGCGCTAATAGCTGGATGGGCTAAAATTAGGCAACTTGTCAAAGGACATATATGGCAGATGATTACGACCCAAGGATTCAAGAAGCAATTGAATTCCTGAAACTGGCAAACGATGCCGACACAATGAACCGTCAAGAGGCTCTTGAAGACCTTAAATTTGGCGGCGGCGATCAATGGCCTGTGGAGTTGCAAAACTCACGCAATTTAGAATCACGCCCCGTTATTGTGGTTAACAAGGTGGATAACTATTGCCGCCAAGTCTGCAACCAGCAGCGCCAGCAACGACCACGCATCAAAGTCCATGCTATTAACACGCAGCAGGATATGGTTGACGCGCAAGTGATTCAGGGCATCATTCGCCACATTGAAGTCAATTCAAACGCCGATAACGCTTATGACAACGCTTTTGAATACGCTGTGCGTATGGGTTGGGGCTATGTGCGTGTGCGTACAGACTACGTTTCAGAAGATTCTTTCGATCAAGAAATCTTTATTGACCCCGTAGACAACCCGTTTACTGTTTACTTTGACCCTAACTCTGTAGCCCCTGATGGCTCTGACGCTGACCGTTGTTTAATTACAACAATGATGCCTAAGAAGGAGTTTGCCAAGCTATACCCTGACGCAGATGATGGCAATGGCACATCATTTACACAGCGCGGTACTGGTGACAGTCAGTCAGAATGGATTACCAAAGAGGACATTCGACTTGCTGAGTATTACTACACGGTGCGCGAGAAAGCCACTTTGTACTTGTTGAGCGATGGCTCCAGCACTTTTGCTGAAGACAAAGATTACTTTGCCCGCCTAGCCTTTGCTGGCATTACTGTCATTGACCAGCGCAAGTCATACAAGAAAACCATTAAATACTGCAAGCTAACTGCCAACGAAATCATTGAAGAAGGCACGTGGGCTGGTAAATACATCCCAATCGTGCCTGTATATGGCCGTCATTTGGTTGTGGGCGATAAGCGTAAGAAATTTGGCATGATTCGCAACGCCAAAGACCCGCAGCGTATGTATAATTTCTGGCAGACTTCTATCACCGAAGGCGTTGCGCTGGCTCCAAAGGCCAAGTGGTTGATTGCCGAGGGTCAAGATGAAGGCCATGAAAACGATTGGGCAAACGCCAACATCAAGTCTTTCCCGTTGTTGCGCTACAAGCAAACAGACATTGAAGGCCGCCCTGCGCCAGTTCCCCAACGCCTGCAACCAGAGCCGCCGCAAGCTGGCATCATGGCCGCGGCTATGGGTGTGGACAACGACATTAAAGCAATCATGGGGGTCTTTGACCCTGCACAGCTAGGCCAAGGCAATATCTCTGGCAAGGCTTTGAACGGCCAGCAACAGCAAGTTGACCTGACTAATTATGATTATTACGACAACTTAACACGTTCTATCTCGCACATTGGCAGAATTTGCTTGGATTTGATACCTAAAATCTACGACACGCAGCGCGTGATGAGAATTATTGGTGACGATGGCAAGCCTGAACTGCTGACAATGAACCAGCGCGAAGCTACAGGCCGAGTCCTAAACGACTTGACCATTGGCCAATACGATGTGGTGATGGACACAGGCCCAGGCTACGACAGTAAGCGCCAAGAGGCCGTGGCAAGCATTGGCCCTATCTTGGCAAGCGACCCTGCATTGATGGACAAAATTGGCGACCTGTACTTCAGAAACCAAGACTTCCCTGGCGCAGACGTTATTGCAGACCGCTTGGCTACGCTTAACCCGCTGGCTCAGATTGACGACAAGTCTGACATTCCACCGCAAGTGCAAATGCAAATGGCGCAGGCCAAGAAGCAGATGGAAGATATGCAACAGCAGATGCAAGCAATGCAACTAGACCTGAAATATCGCCAATCTGTTGCCCAACTCAAAGAAGACGGCGACACCAAGCGCAAGCTCATGGAAGTCACCAGCCGCGCTCATAACACCGAAACAATGGCTGAAGTTAAGGTCAACGATCAGAACACACGTTCAATCACAAGCCAGAACAAGACTGAGATCGATGCGATTGTTCAGCTTATGTTGCACAACATGGACACAAACCGCCTGCTTGGTGAGATTGAAAGACGCAATGCTGACCAGTTAAAAGCGGCACAATTTGCCGTGGCAGACATTGATAATCAGCAAAATCCCTTGATGGGGCAATAAATCTGTGGTATAAACTCCACAAACCTTACCAGTTAGGTTAACTGGGTAAATTCGTAGGGACACGTAATGTCTGAAAAAGAAGCAGGTCAAGTTTTGACCAGCGACAACGCAGCGGAATTTTATGCAAACAGATTAGGTTTAGCCGAATCACCATCAGTTGAGGCCGAGCAATCGGAGCCGACAGAAGTGGTTGAGCAACGGAGTGAACCTGAAGAAGCAGAAGCCGAAGCAAAACAAGAGGGTGAGCGCAAGCAAAATCCAAAACTTGAGCGCCGTTTTAGTGAGATTACCAAGCAACGTGAAGAAGCGCGTAAAGAAGCGCAGGCAGAACGTGAAGCAAGGCAAGCCCTAGAACAGCGTTTGGCAGCTTTAGAAAGTCAGGGTAAGCCAAAGGCTAATCCTACTGACGAAAAGCCGCAACCCAGTCAGTTCAGCGATGCGTTTGAATATGCCGAGGCTCTAGCAGAGTACACGGCTGATAAGCGAATCGGTGAAATGAAGCAACAAGAAGCACAAGCTAAAGAAGCCGAGCAACGCCAGAAGGTTATCACCCAATGGACAAGTAAGGTAGAAGCAGCCAAGCAAGCGTTGCCCGATTTTGATGAAATCGTTGCATCAAGTGATGTAGTCGTAAATGACGATATTCGTGATGCTATTCTGGAGAGTGATGTAGGCCCACAAATCCTTTATCACCTAGCTGAAAACGATGACATTGCTAAAAGAATTGCTGGTTTGTCGCCCAAACAGGCGTTAAGGGAAATTGGAAAGTTGGAGGCAAGGTTTGAGGCTAAAGAGTCTGAAACTGAGAAACCAGCCCCTATTGTTAGAAGTAAAGCACCAGCACCGATTCAACCGATTCGCGGCGGCAAGAACACGCCTGATGTGCCATTAGATTCCAATGGGGTCTTTTTTGGTACAGCAGCACAGTGGAAAGAGCTACGCAAAGCGGGGAAAATTCGGTAAACCTAATCTTTTTGAAAGCAAAAAATGGCAAATAATCTCTTAACCATTAGCAAGATCACTAATGAAGCACTTATGGTGCTAGAAAACGAACTCACATTTACGGCAGAGGTCGACCGTAATTATGATGACCAATTCGCCGTTACTGGCGCAAAAATCGGCGCAACCGTTAACGTTCGCCGCCCTGGTCGTTTCATCGGCACAACTGGCCCCGCTTTGAACGTTGAAGACTTCAACGAAACTAGCGTGCCTGTTACCCTGTCAACTCAGTTCCACGTTGATACCCAATTCACTACACAAGATTTGGCTCTGTCTTTGGATATGTTCTCTGACCGTGTGTTGAAGCCCGCAATCGCAGCAATCGCCAACAAGATTGACCGTGACGGCTTGGCTATGGCTACCCTGCAAACTGCCAACATCGTTGGTACTGCTGGTACACCACCCACAGGTTTGATTACTTATCTGACTGCTGGCGCTTACCTTGACAGCGAAGGCGCACCACGTGACGGTCGCCGTTCATGTATCGTTGAACCCTTCACATCTGCCACTATTGTTGACAGCTTGAAAGGTTTGTTTGCTCCTGTTCAAAAGATCAGCGACCAATACGAAAAAGGCATGATGGGTACTGACAGCGCTGGTATGAAGTGGAAAATGGACCAAAACGTTGTGTCTCAAGTGTTTGGTAATAACTCCACCACCACCGTGACCGCTTCTGTTTCGACCACCACAGCTTCTGGTTTCTTGACCAGCGGTTGGGCTTCTAGTTCCACCATCAGCGTGACAGCCGCCAACACAGGTACTTTGAACCTGAACGCTGGTGACGTTATCACTATCGATGGCGTTTACGCTGTTAACCCACAAAACCGTCAAGCCTACGGCTCCAACCGCCTGCGTAACTTTGTGGTGAAAACTACTGTTGCAATCGCATCTGGTTCGTCTGGCTCTGTGGTTGTGTCTCCTGCTGTGATTACTGCTGGCCAGTTCCAGAACGTGTCTATCCCCACGACTTCTGGTTCAGCTACTGTGACTCAGTTCAACAAGACTGGTGTTGTGTCTCCACAAAACATCATCATGCACAAAAACGCTTTCACTTTGGCAGTAGCCGATCTGGAATTGCCTGAAGGTGTGCATTTTGCTGGCCGCGCTTCTGATAAAGAAATCGGCTTGTCAATGCGTGTGGTGCGTCAGTACACAATCAACAACGACAGCATCCCAACCCGTTTGGATGTGTTGTACGGTTGGGCTCCTCTGTACCCTGAATTGGCTTGCCGCGTTGCAGCCTAAACCTGATGGGGGCGTAAAAACCCCCGTTATTTAAAACTTTTAAGGAATTTATCATGGCTAATCCAGGACCAGCAACCACCATCACCCAAGAATCGTTTGCCCCAATGACAAACGTTGTTAAGGGTGGCGTTTTCTCTCTCTCCTTGACTCCCGCAGCAGTTGCAACCATCACCACCGCAGCCCAAAACTTTGCCAGTACTGGCATTGGCTTGGTTGTTGGCGACATGGTTTCTGTTGCTTTTAACGGCGCTCAGACTGCTGGCGTTGGCGTTCTTGACGCTTACGTTTCTGCTGCTGACCAATTGACCATTCGCTTTGTAAACCCAACCGCAGGTAACGTGACTCCTGCCGCTGGTACTTACTTGGTGTCTGTGCAGCGTCCTAGCACAACTACTGGCTCGACTGCAACTTCTCCATTGCTTTCTTGGTAAGCTGGACGAAGTAAGGATGGGCCACTCTCAAAAGGGGTGGCCTTTTCTTTTTTTATCGTACAATCAAATCATTCTCTCAAGGAATAATCATGTCAAAAACCACCATCTCTCGCGGTAACGTGTTGGCGCACACAATTGTGCAACTTACTTTGCCAGCTACCACTTTTTCCACCACCACAACCGAAGTCACCATTGCTTGCGCTGGCGTTAAAGCTACGGACAAAATCCAAGCCCAAGTTGATGCCGCAATGACTGTTGGCGTAGGTATTGGTAACGCGTATACATTGGCTGATAACGCAATCATTGTGCGTTTGCTTAACCTTACTGGCGCTTCTGTGACTCAAGCAGCAGCCCCGTTGTTGGTTAGCGTTAAGTCTTGCGAAGACAGCCCAATTCCTGCAAACGTGGTCTAAAGATGGCTGCTACATCTGTTTTGCGTGTTGCAGGAAATACACAAGCTATTTCTGTAACAGCATCATCATCTACTGCCCTGCTGATTAAAGCAGGCTACACCAACGATCAAGTTAACTTTGCTTCTGTCTTAAATACAGGCTCTGTGCCTGTTGCGGTCAAGTTTGGTGACTCCGCCGTTGGTGCAGCCGTGTTTCCAGTTGCAGGCTCAACAGAAGGCGATTACGTCTTACCAGCGTTAATGACACGACCAGTTATCTTGGCTGTGCCTGCTGCGCCTTTTTATGTTCGTGCTATCGGTTCTGCCGCTGGCCCGTCTATTTTGTACGTCACACCCGTTGGCGACCAAAGCTAAAAAATTGCCAACCAGCCTGAGCATGGGTTGGTTGGTAATTGACCTACTAAGGTAAAAAAATGACTAACGCCGTAGCAGAAACAGTAACAACAAACATAGTTCCTGTTCAAGCTATTTTTGACGTTGATGGCGTTTGCGTTGGATTGGTTGGTCCAGGTGGAGAATTCTTTTCCCCGCCTTTGAGTTCTGACACGATTACAAACGCAATCATCACTAACAGCACTATCAATAGTTCTGTTATTGGTGGCACAACGCCTGCGGTTGGTACTTTTTCTCGAATGAACACCAGCAACGCTCAGATTACGGGCGGCAACATTAGCGGTGTTTCAATATCAATTACGGCATTAAACAATACGCCTGTAGGTAATTTAGTTCCTTCAACTGGCGCGTTTACTACGCTGTCATCTAATGATTTGACCGTTACTAATCTAATTAACGGCTCAATTAGCGGTAATGCGGCTACGGCCACAAACGCAACTAATGCGACAAATGCTACAAACGCGACAAACGCTACAAATGCAGTAAATGCCACAAACGCAACAAATGCAACCAATATTGCTGGCGGTAACGTTGGGTCTTTGCCTTATCAAGCCGCTACTGGTTCAACGTCATTTCTAGCGGCTGGCTCTAACGGTCAAGTGTTGACTTTGGCTTCTGGTTTGCCAGCCTGGTCTACGCCCACAACAGGGACTGTTACTAGCATTGCTACAAGCGGCACAGTTAATGGCCTTACTTTGACTGGTGGGCCAATCACCACAAGCGGCACAATCACGCTTGGCGGCACACTTGATCTGTCTGCGCCACCCGCTATTGGTGGAACGACTGCAAATACAGTTAGAGGCACAACGATCACGGCAACGACAAAGTTTGTTGGGCCTTACTTTGATGCGGCAAATAGCGCAGGCGGCGCATTACGCAATGCAAGCGGCACAGCCCAATTGCAATGGGGCGCTGGCGGCGGCAGTAATTTAAGTTTGGATGTTTCCACCAATATGAATGGTGCAAACGCTCAAATTGACATTAGCCCTACTGGTACAGGCCATGTTCACATGAAGCCAACTGGTACGGGTTCTGTTGAAATTGCCCCTACCAATGCAGGAACTTTGGACAACCTGGCTATCGGCGGCACAACACCTTTGGCTGGTACGTTCACCACGTTGCGGTTTAACACATCGCTATCGGTCAACGGGTCTACAGGCTCAAGCGGTCAGGTTCTGACTTCTAGCGGCGCTGGTTTGCCTACTTGGACAACACCAGTTTCCTACGCTACGGTTACTGATGACACGACTACAAATGCAACCCGTTATCCGCTGTTTGCAGCCGCTACAAGCGGTAATTTAACGACTGAATACACTAGCTCTACCAAGTACCAATTTAACCCGTCTACGGGCGTTTTAACGGCCACAGGGTTTAGCGGTTCAGGTGCGGCATTAACGTCAATTCCTAACGCTGCGCTGAACAATTCAAGTGTAACGATTGGTTCAACAAACGTAGCGTTGGGCGCTACTGTGACCACGTTTGCAGGATTAACTTCTGTAACATCAACTTCGTTTGTTGGTGATTTAACGGGTAACGCAAGCACAGCGACTAGCGCAACGACAGCAACAAATGCCACAAATACTACGGTAACTGACGATACAAGTTCGACAGCTACTTTTTACCCTACTTTTGTAAACAATACATCAGGAAATTTAGGTCAAAAAGTATCGTCTACAAAATTACAATATCAGCCAAGTACAGGCACAACAACTTCAACAATTATCCAAGCTGGTACACAGGCTAACTATATCCAAGCAACAGGTGGTGCTACAACTAAAGCTGTTCAGTTTCAGTCGCTTGGTAGCGATGCCGCTGTTTCCCTTGCTATTCAATCCAAAGGCACAGGAGCCATTGACCTTGCCGCTGGCTCATCTGGGGTGAACATTAGTAACGGTGGTACTGTTACTGCTATTACTAGGACTGTTGCTGGTTCTGGCTATACAAGTTTCCCATCTATTGCTATCTCTGCTCCCACTACGGCTGGAGGCGTTCAGGCTACTGCAAATATTGCTCAAATGGGCGCATTTGCCGCAACTGTTCAATCAGGTGGAACAGGGTATACAAACGGAGATGTGCTTACATTGGTTGGAGGAACTCCTGCAGGTGCTGCTGCAACTTTTACCGTTACTGGAGTTACTGGAGGCGTAATAACTTCAGTATCTTCTACAAACTTTTTAACATATACAGTACTTCCAACTAACCCAGTAAGTGTTACAGGAGGTACAGGAACACTGGCAACACTTAACGTAACATATTACGTTCAAAGTATTTTCACCATCACCAACGCAGGTTCAGGATATGTTGAACAACCCACAATCACTTTCTCAGGTGGTGGTGGCTCTGGTGCTGCTGCTTATGCTACTGTGGGGTCAATACCTAAAATTCAAACATTGGGTAATTCCCTGTCTTTTTATACTCCAAGTGGTGAAGCATTTAGAGTTTCAGACATTGGTGTCACTTCTGCGGCATATTGGCAAGCATTTGGTGGCGCGGCAGTTCCAGAACTTCGTTCAAGTTCTTCTGGAATTATTACTGCTACTGGTGCAAACAGTTTGCAATTTAGAACAAATACCAACACAGAACAATTTAGGGTTGCGGCAACAGCCTCTGCTGTTAACTACGTACAAGTAACGGGTGGTATTGCTGGCACACCTGGAACGGTCACAATATCAGGACAAGGCTCAAGCGCAAACGTAGACATTGCTTTAACACCTAAAGGCACAGGCGTTGTCAAAACAACTGCAAATGCGTTTGTAGGCTCATCACTTTACATTGCCCCATAAGGATTTAAAATGGCACTCATCAAAGCAATACCAACTGATTACGGCATTGATGCTTCGTATTGGAACATTGGCGCAGTACAAGAAGACTTTAAAGGCCAAGGCACAGAAGTGACGTTTTATGGCTATGCAAGCAAAGAAGCCCGTGAAGCTGGCAAGCAGCCTTTAAGTGCAGGAAAAGTTAACATTGCAGGTGAAGAATACGTAGCTGGTGCTGATCGTGCCGCTTTGTACGCCATTATTAAACAAAAGCCAGAATTTGCTGGCGCACAAGACGCATAAGGAATCATCATGGGACAACTCGTATTTCAAGCAACTTTAGGTGGTCAGGTTAATCTGGTCGGCCCTAACACGGCATCAACTTTTAACATTAACGTGCCTGCTATTGCGGGAACTATGGTGACTACGGGCGACACGGGTACTGTGACTAGCACAATGCTGGCGACTGCTGTTTATACAGCGCCTGGCACGATTGGTAGCGGAACTCCTAACACGGGTGCTTTCACATCCTTGGCGTATTCCACCACTTTAACTGGCGGCACAGGAATTGTTAACCTTGGTTCTGGTCAGTTCTACAAAGATGCGTCAGGTAACGTAGGTATTGGTACAAGTACACCTCTGGTTACAAATACAGGACGTGGAAATTTAACAATCAATGGCTCAAGTGATTCAATTCTTGCTTTTGGTATTGCTGGATCAAATACTGGATATTTGTTTTCAACTTCAAGTGGTTTGGAGTTAGCGACAATTGGTAGCACTTTTGTCCGTTTTAGTACTAACGGCTCAGAACGCGCCCGTATAGACTCCAGCGGTAACTTTGGTATTGGTACAAGTTCGCCTTCCGCTTCTGCAATTTTAGATGTTCAAAGCACCACAAAAGGTGTTCGTTTTCCAAACATGACCACAACGCAAAAAAATGCTATTTCTAGTCCTGCTACTGGATTAGTTGTGTTTGATACAACTCTTGCAAAACTTTGCGTTTATAGCGGTTCTGCATGGCAGACAATTACTTCTATTTAAAGGTTTGTTATGACTATTACTTGGACTATCACTCAAACCGACTATCTGATTTCAGACGGTTTCATCACCACAGCACATTGGACAGCCACGGCGGTAGATGGGAACTACACAGCCTCCATTTATTCAACCTGTTCATTTGCTCCTGCTGAGCCTTCTATCCCTTACAACAGCGTTACAGAGCAAGAAGTTCTGAATTGGTGTTGGGGTAACGGCGTTGACAAAGATGCGACCGAAGCTGCATTGGCTCAAAACATTGCGTTGCAGAAAAACCCCGTTGTTGCTGCTGGTACACCTTGGGCTACGGCATGAACTACGTTTGGAAAATCCTAGATGTTTATGCTGATGGTGAAGCAATCACATCGGCTAAATACTTTTGTTCTGCAACTGAAGGTGATGACACGGTAGAAACAGAAGGTTACTGGAGTTTTCCAGACGCAGGGACTGTGCCGTTTGCTGATGTGACAGAAGAAATGATTGCTAAGTGGATTGAAGATTCTGCTATTGTTGACGGCAAGAATGTCATAAAATCACGCCTAGCAGAACAGTTAGAAACGCTGTCAAAGAAGCCTGTTCCAGCACCTTGGTTGCCGCAGACCTTCACACCAGACCTGTAAGGTAAAACATGACAAAGCCAATAGACATTATCAGCCGAGCGTTAAAGGATATTGGCGCTTTAGAAGGTGGCGAAACACCAACACCAGACGCAGCACAAGATGCGTTTGACATGATGAACGACCTTGTTGATCAATGGTCTAACGAAAACATGATGGTGTTTAACATCACAGAGATTATTTTCCCTGTGATACCTGGTCAAGTTCAGTACAGCCTTGGCCCATCGCCACAAACGACTAACTTTATCGGAGCATCGTTCCAAGGGTCTATCTCTGGCGACATTCTGACCGTCACAACCGTTAATTCAGGCGCTGTGGCACAAGGTCAAACCCTAAGTGGTGGTGGAATTATTGCTGGCACAAAGATTACTTTGGAGCTTACAGGCGGCGGCGGTAACGTAATTCAAGCTGGTACATATCGCGTCAGCATCCCGCAGACTGTGGCGACTACGACTATCACAGCTAACTATCAAAAGCCACTTGGCATTGATTCTGCGTTTGTAAGGGTAAACACTACTGCAAACGGCCAGCCAATTACAGGCGGTGGTCTAGATTATCCAGTTTCTGTTTTGGCTTTGTCTGACTATCAGATGATCGGTTTAAAGACGCTAAACGGTCCTTGGCCTAAAGCTGTTTATTACAACGCCAATGAAGAATCTGGTAACTTGTTTATATGGCCAAATCCAGCCCAAGGTGAAATGCATTTGTTTGCCAGCACTTTGTTTACGCGCTACGGCAGTCTGTATGAAGATATAGTTTTGCCACAAGGCTACTCAATGTGTCTGCGTTGGTGTCTTGCTGAACGCTTAATGCCGATGTACGGCAAAGCAAATCAAATCCAGATCGCAATGATTCAGCAATACGCTGCACAGGCCAAGGCTACGCTCAAGCGCACAAATATGTCGCCGCTTCAGGTCGCCCGTTATCCTGATGCATTGCTGGTTGGTAAGAGCAAGGACGCGGGCTGGATTTTGAGCGGAGGTTTCATCTGAGGTTTTATTAAGTTGACAGTTTATTTAGAAGTCTATATGATTGAGGCTCCATCAACAAAGGAGTTAAAAATGGATGATCTAGATAAATTGATAGCTAAAAAACTAAAACAACGTGAGTATGCAAAGGCGCACTATCAAAGGGTGAAAAACAATACGATTGCACAAGCTCCTGGCCGACCAGCAAACACGCCAGAAGTTTTGTGGAGCAAAGTGGATAAGAAGGGCGAAGATGAATGTTGGCCTTGGCTTGGTTACAAAAATGAAGATGGCTACGGTAGGGTCCAAATTAAAGATTGGCAATACTACGCGCATCGAGTAATTTACAACTTAGCATTTCCTGGCGTAATTGAAATCAAAGCACCAAAACTAACAGACGAAAAAGGATTTTTACTTCATACCTGCGACAATCCATCATGTTGTAATCCAAAGCATCTTTGGGTTGGCACTCACAGAGACAACATGGAAGATAAAGTTAAAAAAAATAGGCAGAAGAAATTTCCAACAGATTCAGGCCCAAGGTGTAAATTAACTATGCAACAAGCTAGAGAAGCCAGACAATTACGCAAGGAAGGCATCCCAACACGGGAGTTAGCCTTGCGCTTTGGCATCAGCTTGCCAAGCATGAAAACGCTCATAAGGGGCGATTCTTATAAGGAAGAATATGCCTGATTTCGGTTTCGTGGGGCCTGCTTACGAAGCGCCTTCAATTTATCAAGACAGCCAAGAACTGATCAATTTTTTTCCTGAGATTGACCCGTTAAAGCAGCCTGGCACTAATGGTGTTGTGGCTCTTTATCCCACGCCTGGCCTTACTCTTAAAGCTGTCTTGCCAAACACGCAAGAAGTGCGTGGTATGCGTACAGTTTCTGGTGGCTCACAAATGGTCGTTGTTTCTGGCCCGTATGTCTACGCGCTGACTTCTAACCTTGTGCCGTCTGTTATTGGCATTTTGAACTCATCTGCTGGTCAGGTGAGGATTACTGATAACGGCATAAACGTCTATATCGTAGATGGCGCTTATCGTTACACATGGCGCATTTCTAGCCCTGCTAACGCTGTTTTTACAGGTTCTGTTAGCGGCACTACCCTGACTGTCACAAACGTGTCTAGCGGCACTATAGCGACTAGCCAATCCTTGTATGGCATTGGGGTTTCTGCTGAAACTGTCATTACTGCTTTAGGTACTGGAACTGGTGGAACGGGTACATATACGGTTAACGTGTCGCAAACAGTAACAGCTAGAAGCCTAAACTCCACAGCTACGGGCGCTAGATTTACGGCCACGATTGCTGGCACGACAATGACTGTCTCCGCTGTGGCTGCTGGCACTATCTATCTTGGTCAGACTATTCAAGGCGCAGGCGTTACTGCTGGAACTGTGGTGACTGCTTTAGGTACAGGTACTGGCGGCATAGGAACTTACACGTTGAGCGTGGCTAGTACGGTTGGCTCTGGCGTGACAATGTATGCAATTAACTTTTCTGTTTTGCCGTCTACTGATGGTGCGTTTAGTGGTGCTAACACCGTTGACGTAATGGACAATTACATTGTTTACAACAACCCCACGACTCAGCAATGGGGTGCTACAGACCTTTTGTCGCCAATCTCACCCGTTACTAGCTATTCGTTAAAAGACGGCGCTCCTGACGATCTGGTGGCTTTGATCGTTGACCACCGCGAAGTGTATTTGTTGGGTGAAATATCTTCTGAAGTGTGGACAGATGTGGGCGCTGTGCCTTTCCCGTTCCAGAGAATACCTGGCACTTCTACGCAACACGGCATTGCTGCGCCGTTTTCCTTGGCTAGATTTGGAAATTCGTTTGCTTATGTTTCACGAAACAATCGTGGCCAAGCGCAAATCATGCAAATGAAGGGCTACTTGCCAGAGCGCATTTCTACCCACGCTGTCGAAAACACATTAACCAATCAATACATTGATGATGCTATTGCTTGGACTTACCAACTTGAAGGGCATGAAATCTATGTCGTTACGTTTCCCACGTTAAACCTGACATGGGCTTTTGACAACGCTTCAGGTATGTGGCACAAGTGGCTTTACACCGCTAACGACAATTCTTACCAGCGGCATCGTGGTAACTGCTGCGCTGTGTTTCAGGGCATGGTTTTAGTTGGCGACTACGAAAATGGCCGCATTTATGAGTTGGACAAGAAAAACTATACAGACAACGGGCAAAACGTTCGTAGATTGCGTAGGGCGCCACACTTAGTAACTGAGTACCAACGTCAGTATTTTGATGAGTTGCAGATTCAGTTCCAGCCTGGCGTTGGCACTACGGGTCTTTCTCAGCCAACTGGTGATATTTTTCTTAACTCACCTTACATTATTTACCCTAATGCCAGTTTTGTAATTGGCCCGTTTGAGACTTATGTCATTGGTCAGCAAATAACTGTAAACAATTCAATAACCACCACATATCCACAAGCAATGCTGCGTTGGTCTAATGACGGCGGTTCTACTTGGTCAAAAGAATACTGGGTAACCATTGGTCAATTAGGCAAGTACAAGAATCGTGCTATTTGGCGCAGATTGGGAATGTCGCGTGACCGTGTGTTTGAGGTGTCAATCACAGACCCTGTTAACGCTGTCATTATTGGCGCAAATCTAAAAGCAAGCGGAGGGACTAACTAATGTCTAATGGACTTTACAGTTCCCCACAAGTAAACCCATATCCACAGAGCGAATTCTTGGATGGGGGTACAAAAAGACCGACACGGGCATGGCAACAATTCTTTTTGAATCTGTTGAACTTTTCCTCGGCAACAACAGCAACAGCGGGTGCGGCAACGTTACCTGCCAACCCTGTTGGGTTTATAAATGTGACTGTAAACGGCAAGCCTTACAAAGTTCCTTATTACAATCCTTAAATGAAAATTCTACGCATACCACCTGACCAGATCGCACAAAGATGGCAGGAAATTGCGCCTTTTATTGAGGATTCCTTGGCTCATTCTGGTGGAGATTTCACCATTGACCAAGTTAAGGTTTATGTTTCGTCAGGACAATGGCTAACGCTAGGTGTTTTTGATGAACAAACTATGTTAGGCGTAATTGTTGTGCAGTTTTCAAATATGCCAAACGACCGTGTGGCGTTTATTACTGCAATTGGCGGTAAAAACATCACGAATTCAGACACTTTTAACCAGTTTCAGGCTATCTTGAAAGCACATGGTGCGACTAAAATCCAAGGTGGTGTGAGAGAATCAGTTGCAAGATTGTGGCGCAGATTGGGTTTCAGTCAACGTTACATTTTGGTGGAGCATAAATTATGAGATACAACGCTTTTTTCGGTGAATTGCCAATAAATGCTTTTAAGCCAAGAGCAGGCGGCGGCATGACCCTGCATGGCGGTGGAAATCCACTTTCTGTTGTTACAGATGCAATTGAAAATGTTGTTAGCGGCGTTGGCGATGTTGTTAGTGGCGTTGCTGAAGCTGTCTCTGATGTAGGCTCACAGGTTGATGATTTAGTAAATAAAATCCCTGGCGGCTGGACTACTGCGGCTTTGTTGGCTGCGGGTTATTACTACGCTCCTGAAATTTCTGCTTATATGAACGCAGAAGGTGCTGTTGTTCCTGTTGATAAAGTTGTTGATGCTGGCGTAGTTGCAACGCCTGTCACGCAAGGCACAGTTACAGGTACAGCGCTTGGAGAATTAGGAGCAGCTCCTACTTTATCGCCTGTCGTTGCTAATAGTGTTGGCTCTATGGGCGCTGTTGCTCCTGTTGTGGCTGAAACTACTGCTGGCGGTTTAGGTGCGGCAGAAACGTTGTCTCCTGTTGTTGCGGGCAATGTTGGTTCTTTAGGGGCTGTTGCTCCTGTGGTTGCTGAAACTGCCGCCGCTGGTGGTCTTGGTTCTACTTTAGGCCAAATAGCACCAACACTTGGAGGCGCGGCGGCTGGAACATTAACAGGTTCTGCACTTGGCGATATGTTAGCTATTAACGCTGGCACAGGTGTGGTTGGTGGACTTATTTCATCAAACGCAGCTACAAATGCGGCAGACATTCAAGCCGCCGCTGCTGATCGTGCAATTGCCGCTCAACAAAAAAACTTTGAAACAATTAACGCTCAACAAGCCCCATATCGGGCTACTGGTTACAACGCATTAAACGACATTGCTGCTTTAACAACTGGACAAACTCCTCAATATGATGCCAATGGTAATGTTGTAAAAGATGCAAACGGCAACCCAGTAATGACTACTGGTTCTGGCTATTTGCAGCACCAATTTGACGTTAACGATCTTAAAGCTGGTTTGGCTCCAAACTATGACTTTATGTTGGGGCAAGGCCAAATGGCCAACCAACGCGCAGCTAACATGGGCGGCGGTGCTTTGGGCGGAAATGCGTTGCAAGGCTTGAATAGATACACACAAGACTACGCTGGTAATGCTTATCAAACTGCGTTTAACAACTATCAAGCGCAACGTGGCAACATTTACAACACTTTGGCTGGCATTGCTGGTATTGGTCAAACAGGTCAAACCGCTACTAACGCTGCCGCGACAAATGCAACAAATGCAACAACTCAGTTAGGTGTTGGAGCCGCTGGCGCTAATGCTGCTGGAACGGTTGGTTCTGCAAATGCTTATAGTAATGCTTTAGGCAATATTGCCAATAATTACACATTGGCCTCATTGTTGAATCAACGTGGAAATGTGGCAATGCCAGTATAAGGAAGAATATGCCTGATTACAACTTCAACACCAATCTTGGCCCTGCGGCACAACCAACCACAAGCCTTGGCGACATGGTTAATCTTGCGCGTGGTGTGCAGGCTTACCAGCAACAAGGCCAACTTAACCCTTTGCAGCTTCAAAAAGCAAAAGAAGAACTATCACAAGCACAAATTGGCACAAAAGAAAAACAATTAGGCTTTACTGACAAACAACATCAAATGATTTTTGATGAACTTGGTACTTTGCAAACTGACCCGCGATGGTTGAACGCAGCAAAAGACAAGCGTGGCGCAGTTGAAGCATTGATGGAGCGTGAAGATCGTTTAAAAACAAAAGGTGTAGACCCTGTTTTGCTTAGAAGCTCTGCTGCGCCAATGTATCAAACAATTGAACAAAAACCAGAATTGGTTAGTCAAGTTGTAAAAAACATTATTCAACGTGGCGGCAACGAAAAACAATTTAGCCAACTTAACGCGCCAGCACAATTTGTTAATACTGGACAAATGGCTGTACCTATTTACCAAAGCCCATATCAAGGTGGCGGCGCTGGACAAACTCCAGCTATTCCAATGCAGATTACGCCTGCTGAACAAGAGTCACTTGTAAAAGACCCGCTTTCTGGAAATATGTTGGTTGTTAGGAAAGATGCAAACGGCAATGTGATTTCTAGTCGCGCTGCACCTGGTGGCACAATGAACAAAGCAGGTGGCGGTGGCGGTGGCGGCGGTTTCCAAACATTGCCGCCTGGCGAAACTGCGGCAACAGCAGATGCTGCAAAAGCAATTCAATTACAAGCCAACAAAGCTGCAACAACCGTACAAACGTCACAGTTCAACAACAACAAAATTGTTGAATTGGCTGACAAAGCGTTGGTTGGTGCTAATGCTGAAACTTTGGCTAAATTGGGCGGCGGTTATGCCATTGCTCCTTGGACTTCTAACGCTACGCAAAACCGCCAAATTTTGGGGCATCAATTGGCTCTTGAAACTGCAACTTTGGCTTCAGGCGCTGGTTTGGGTACTGATGCAGCTCGTGGTTTGGCTGAAAAAATGTCTGGCACTACTGATTGGACACCAGAAGCAATTAAGTCAACAGCACGAATGAATCGTGCATTGACTACTGGCACAGATATGTTTAACCGTGGCGTTAATTCTGCTGTGGAAAAAGCTGGCAATTCGCCATTTGCGGCTCGTGATTTTCAAAACAAATGGGGAACACAAGAACAATTACTTCCAACTTTGCAATTTGTCGATGCTATGCGTAACGCTAAATCAGACCCTGCTGGCGCACAAGAAATGCTTAAATCTGTTGGTGGTTATGGTTCTAAAGGTTACGAAGAAATGTTAAAACGTGCTGGTAAATTAGATGAACTAATTACGAAAGGCCAGTAATGTCTGAATTCTCTATTGAATCCTTAGACGCTGCGGCTCGTGGTGTTTCTGGCAAATCTCAGCCTATTGAGCCTAACCAAAAAAAGAAATTGTTTGGACAAAATGTGTCTGATATGCAGCCACATTTGCAAGCAGAGCCAGACGCGCAAATGCCAACTCAGCCGCAAGACAATTTTTCATTTGATATGAAGAATTTGGACAAGCAAGCATTTCAAATTGCTTCTGGTCAAATTAAAGCTCCAAAAGAAAGCGGCCCATCTGCTTTAACAACATTTGGCCAAGGATTGGCTTCGCTTGCTGACACAACAATTGGGGGTGTAATTCCTGCCGTTGCTGGCGCTGCAACTTATGCTGGTTCACGCTTTATTGGCAAAACGCCACAACAAGCGCAAGCAATTGAACAACAAGTCGTTGGCGCTGTTGATAAACCATTTGGAAAAATTGCTGGAGTTACAGAAACTGCTGGCTACAAAGGTGAAGCATCACAAAAGCTAATGGAATACATTGGTCAGCATCTGAATGAAGGTTCTGAAGCCATTTCTAAGAAACTTGGGATTCCTGCTTCTGACGTTCAAAACATGATTGGCAGCTTGTCCATGTTTGGAATTCCAGGGGCAAAAAAAGTTGGCGGCGCTGTCAAAGAAGGTGTTTTTGCGGCAGATCAAGCACTTGTAAATGAAGCAAAAATGATTGGCGGCGCAATCAAAGAAAAGTTGCCAACTGTTCGTGTTGAAATGCAAAAACAACTGGAAGCTAAAAAAGGTCCAGAACTTACGCAAAACATTGAACAATTACAACAACAATTTGAACAACAAAAAGCCGCTGGACAAGCTAAGCCAGTTACTGAAACAGTTGAAACACCTGCTGGTGAGCCTGTTGCACAAATTAACTTAGGTACGTCTAAGCCAACAACTCCTGATGCTCCATATACAGAACTAAGTTATTCCGAAAAAGGTTTGCCTTTGGATGAGCAATATGCTCGCGCTAGAGTGTTGCAAAAAGTGCTTGGAGAAGACCACGCAGTTGACTTGGCTGCTGTTGAAGGCAAAGGCAAAGAACGTGCAACAAACTTTGATGTTTCTAGAACTGACACGTTTCAAGGTAATTTGCTTGCAGAGCGTATTGCTGATGAACAAGCCCGTCTTGCTAGATATGGAGAAGGTTTAATCAAAAAATCTGGCGGTACGCTTGGCCTTGATGAATCGGCTTCATACAAGCGTGGCAATACTGTATTGGCTCCATTTGAAGAATACGGCAATCATTTAGATAAAGAAATTGGCAAACTTTATAAAGAACGCGATAAAACTGCTAAAGAAGTACCAATCAAAGCAAACTTTACACAAGATTTGTTAAATGATAAATCTGTTACAAAATTGGCAGACAATGAAAAATTGGCAGATGCTTCAAAAGCAAAAATGGAAAAGCTCGGAATAATAGACAAAGATGGAAATCTATTAAACACCGATGCTCATGTAGCAGAGCAATTTAGAAAATGGCTTAATGAGCCTAATGTTTGGTCGCCACAAAACGCTGGTTTGCATAGACTTCTTAAAGATTCTATTGACAACGATGTGTTTGCTCACGCTGACAAAGCAATTTATGAAGATGCAAGAAAACTTTTTGGTTTAAAAAAAGATACTTTAGACAATCCAAAAGGCATTGCTACCATTTTGGATGAAAGCGGTCCAAATGGCATTAACAGAAAAGTTGATGTTGAAAAAGTTGCTAACAAAGTTGCTGGTATGGGCGTAGACCAGTTTACGCACATTATTGATACTTTGGACAAAATGCCTGCTGATATGCAGCCAAAAGCGCAAAAAGCTAAAGCAGAAATTAAAGCTCAATTTTTAAACCAAGCATTAGCGCAAAAAAGTCCAAATAAACTTACAACTTACATGAATGACAATCGTGAAGTTATGAATCGTTTGTTTACGCCAGACGAAATGGCTGACATTCGTGACTATCACAATGCTTCACAAATTCTTAAAACTGATGTTGGATACAAAGGCGCGGCAGTTCAAAAGATAAATGTTGAACAAAAGTTAATGGGCAAAGTTGGCGAACAAGTTGCCAAAAAAGGCGCGGCTGCATTAGCAGAGTTTGGAACTGGCGGCCTTGGAATGGGAGTTCCTGCTGTTGTCGCACACGAAATGGTAGGCAAACAGTTTGAAAAAGGCCAAGCTAAAAAAGTAGCAAAAGCTGAAGAAGAAGCATTTAAGAAAACACAAGAACGCTTTGTTCCAATTAAAGATTTACTAAAATTGAAACCAGAAACAACAAACCGCATTGAGTTGCGCGGTATGGCACGACCAGATTAAGGAATAAAAATGGCAGTCAATCTATCCCCCATTGGTAACGGCTTTCAGTTCTTTACCACCACAGGCGTACCACTAGCAGGCGGGTTCATCTATACCTACCAGGCTGGTTCTACAACGTCTTCAGCAACTTACACAGATTCTGCTGGCCTTATTGCCAACACAAACCCGATTCAGTTGGGTACTGATGGCCGACCACCACAAGAGATTTGGTTGACCGCTGGTTCTACTTACAAGTTTGTTCTGACTGATTCAAGCAACGTAACAATTCAGACCTACGACAACCTGTATGGCATTATTGGAACAAGCCCAGCCGTGTCTGCTGTGCCTGCTGGCGGCATCATCATGTGGTCAGGCTCAATTGCATCAATCCCTTCTGGTTATGTTTTGTGTGACGGTACTAACGGTACGCCTAACTTAAAAGACAGTTTTGTGGTGGGTTCTGGCGCTACCTATGCGGTAGGTAACACAGGCGGCTTTACAAGTTCTGTCACTAGCAACATTGGCACTAACTTGCCTCTGTACTATTCATTAGCATTTATCCAGAAGACATAACATGACTACGATTGACGCAACTGACGCTCGCTTGTCCACCCACGAAGAAGTTTGTGCTTTGCGGTATGAAATCATTAACGCCAGGTTAAAGCGCATGGAAACCATTATGATTACGTGCGCTGGCGCAATGATTATGAGCATGGGTGGCGCTGTCTTTATGCTGATAAACCACACAAAGTAATGTGGACCCAATCAGTCTCCTTCTTATGGCACAGAGTGCAGTTGGTGCTATCCGCGCTGGCTGTCAAATGCTCTCAGAAGGTAAAGCATTTATTGATGATGCTAAGTCTGAGGTGGAAGGCATTGTCAGTCAAGTCAAAGAAACTTACGAAACAGTTACGGGATTCTGGGGCTGGATTATTGGACTTTTTGGCGGCACTAAACAAGTTGAGGACACATCACCAGCAGCACCAGTTGCAGCAGCCAAAGTTTCAAAACCTGTGGCAAAAAAAGCCAAGTCAGAGTTAAGTTATGAGGAGTTTCAAGCTCGTGCAGTGCATGACATCTGTGAGAATTTAAAAGTTTATTTTGAGGCTATTCGACAGCTCAAAATCCATTGTCGGGAACTTGATGAAGAAGCTCTTATCACCGAAAAAGTTGCTGATAGTGCAATTGACCGCATAGAAATTCAATGGCAAATGAAACAACTGTCAGCACAACTAAAGCAATCCATGATCTACGGCACACCTGAGTCTTTAGGTTTGGGCGCAATGTACGCAGAATTCTTGGCAAAGCAGGATGAGATAGTTGAGGAACAAGAGGTTGCTCGTGAGTTAAAGCTCAAGAAAGATCGAGATAACGCATGGCAACACGATCACCGCAAACAAATTATGATGGCCAAACTGGGGTACGTGATCGTGCTAACAGTATCGGCCCTGTGGATAACGGCGTTGTATTTAGCACTATGAAAGAATTTTATTTGTGGGTAGCAATTGTCACTTGCCTAATCGTGCTTTTGGGGTTCTCAATTGCACTAGCGTTGTACGCAGACAAACAAATCCGTAAAGCGGAAATCATCTTGCAACGTGCAGAACAGCTTGAACGTAAGCAAAAACTTTTTGAAAGGAAAGATGATGAATGATTTATTCAATTTGCTCAAAGGTATCGCACCAACATTGGCGACAGCGGTTGCTGGGCCATTGGGCGGTGCTGCCGTTAGCGCTCTGGCTGCTAAGTTTGGCGTTTCTGATTCTGTTGAGGCTGTGGCTAAAGCTATATTGGGCGACCCTGCGGCTGCACAAAAGCTGGCAGAATTGGAGTTGGAATATGCCAAGTTAGATGCTGCTGACCGTGATTCAGCGCGTAAAAACGAAATGGCTTTGGCAACTAGCGAACACGCGCCAATCTTAAATAAATCGGTCACGCCTGTTTTAGCCATCATTGTTGTGATTGCATGGG